AGACCACCAACGATTGCCAGAAGTAGGAAGAGTTTGAACAATATTTCCATAACCAAGATAGCTCAACAACTTAAAAGCCAAATCTCCACGGTTAAAGCCAAATGAATTCGCAAAAAAACCAGAATCAGCAGGGCTATTAGAAGAACCATTCAAACGATAAAGGATAAAATTCAAAACACTTAAAGACACAGAAGGCAAATAAGTTCCAAGCGACAGATTCTTAGTCAAAGACAAAGCTTGAACTTGATTAACGTCCTGCATCTGAGTCAACACAGAAGGAGCGGACTTCCAAAGAAGCCGTAACGGCACAGCATAGAAATCAAAGTATTCACGCAAACGGGTATAAGCAGAAGTTTCAACGGGCTGAGTACGAGTAAAATACTCAATGCTGAATCTATACTTGTCACCGGGCATAGAAATATCCCAATAAACGGGAAGAAGCTCACCAACTTTCGCAGTAAATGCATTTTTGCGTCCAATATCAAATCCAGAACGATGCGGACGATTTTGAAGATTGGACATTCCAGTATAAGAAGCCATAAAACAAAAATTAAAAAATTAAACAATGAAGGGTTAGTCCTGATAAGAAAAGATACCAAACATATCATTAATCTTCTTGTGCTTAACCTTATCTCGACATTTCATCAATGAAGCAGCAGCCAAGCGACGAACAAGAGGAAGTTTATAGTAGGGTTCTTCCTTATCACGGACAGACCTATTATAACGAAAAGAATAATTACGAAGTTCAAAATCTACCAAATCCTTATCATTAGAATCTTCCAAGGTTTGATAAAAATCTACAAGACGCATATAATCATAACGATTCCAAAAAGTAACTATTTTTTCAGAAATTATTCGTAAGAATCTTTCTCGACAAAAGAGTTCTCCTCCAGAAGTGCCGCTGGACCAGAAGAGTCCTGAACATCCATCTGTTGAATATGTTCGAATAAATTTTGCAATTCCGAGGAAAAAGCGATAGACGCGGGAGAGACGGTGAGTAGTTTCCAAATCAACACCATCATACAAACGACATTCAGTAAGAATGAGAACATCACTATGCGGTAAATTCGCTTGAGGAGATAACAAGTTCTTAAATTCATTTGATTTTCCATAATTATCTACATAATTTAAATACTGTTTACAAAAAGACAAAAGACTTTGCTTTGAATTTTCAACAAACGGATCACATCCTATATCAGCGCATCCGCTACGAATGACTCGTGCGGGTGCTGTGAACGCAGCAAATAATAACTGATAAATACTCGATGGAGATTTACGAATAGCGTCTGAAAATCGGGGGAATAATCGAAGGAGATACGGCCACGAAGGTTTAAGAATCCGAAAGTAGCCATCCCGTTCAATGCGTACTCCATTAAGACACTTATCGGTAACTTCATCAATTTCGGATACTCGCACCTTTCGAGGGAAGAGATTTGACTCTGTAAATCCAATGGAGTGGAAGGATTTTGGGCGCAAAAATCTTGGCATCTCTGTGTAAAAAGAGGGTAAAGCGACAAAGCTATTAACATACGACGCAACATAAGGTGCTGCGAATCCTCGCGAGAGTGTCGCATCACAACGGCCATAAGACCAAGCTTTAGATACATTTTCAAGAATAGTTTTCGAGAACTGTTCGGAATTGGAAAACAATAACAAATGCCAATGCGGGCGATAACTCGTCGGCCCATATTCTGATACAGCGTAGTAACGTAATTTCTCATAAGGGTAATAACTTCTTAAACGTTTCAAAAATAAATCAAGGTCACGATTACAAATATAAGGAATCCTATTCGGAACATTATGATTAATCTTACTCATAATAGAGAGGAATTCCTTAGGCTTCATAGGATAAGAAAACCGAACCTCAGGGTCCTTAAAAGTACGTTCAACAGTAGAATTTTTCAGCTTGATAGAAGCGGAGCGAGGAACGCTACGAAAACCAAACAAATAACGATTACTGTCACAAGGGTCCAAGTTATTAATATCGGGAACGCAGGATACATCTGCAATATCATCCGTACAAGTTTCGATAATCGAAACCTCCAAAGTAGGAAGAAAGCAAGGAGCATAAGTAAGAGTGACAAAATATACAAAACGGAATTGAGCAGAATAAGTAGTAAGCAGGTTTGTCTGAATACCGGAACGACGAAGAACGCATGAAGGACAAGTACCACAAGAAACAACAACAGGTTCATGCGTATACTTATTGACAACCGTACGAGGATTCTGGCAACGAGTTACCAACTTATTCTGTAATTCCTTAGTAATCATTTTCTATTAGTAAAATCAAGTTCCATTTGACGAGGCTTACGACCACGAGCAAAAGAAATATGAACAAATGTACGATATTTTATAAGCTGGTCAAATTTAAAAGGAGAACCTTTAATCTTCAAGATAAAACCGTCAACAGAAGAATCGACAGGTTTTAGATCAATGGCATCACCGGTCAAGTGCTGAGATGTTTTAGAACCATTACACATATCATTCTGTTCTTCAGTACGAAAAGCGGAAGTAACAGTAAAATGAATATTCCGACGGAGAAGCCACTCAACGAATTTCATTAATTCTAGATTCATGACTTACGAAAATATTTGAGCAATAGACGTAAGAAGACTGACAGCAGCTGCAATAACTGCAGACCAAATTTTAGATTTAGTTTCACTTTTCATCAGGTATAGCTTTAAATGTTGAACATTGAGAAATGATAAGAATACAATCTGGACGAAGATTTGAAGAAACAAATGCAGAAACTTCGTCAACAGATACAAGAACAGTTTCGTTCTGATTAGGATTTACCTTTGACTGGATAGAACACAAATAATACTTTTCCATAAACTTAAAAATTTAAAATGAACATTGTTTTTAAAAACAGTACAAAGATATAAATCAAGTTTTTAAAAAAACAAATGCTCATATAACTTATTAACATAAATAACCAATAAGCTGGATGGGTGGCAGGCTGGTCTGTGAGTTTGCGTATATAAGACAAGAGAAGACCGAAAGCGATGAGTTAAATCGCTTTCCCGTTGGGCAAACTCATGTAGGTTTCACCAAATATACAGAGACTTTAAGGAATTTTTTATTATTATGCTCGCTGTGCTCGCACGTTCTTCACTGCGTTCATCACTTAGGCGGTTCTTCTTCCTCCGGACTTGAACCGTTTAAGTAAATCGGCCAGACGGGGTCGCAAGCGACGGGGTGTATAGCAGCGACGAGAGAGAACAGTTCTCCGAGAGATTGCTTACGCGTTGCAAGCGTCAAGCTTTTAGGATGGCAGTACTATAGCCTAACGGCTCTGATTCCAGTCGACGGAGTCTCCCGGAATTCAGGGGGTGTATAACCACGCTATGCGTGGTTGCCAAAAGTTACTCCAAATAACAAAACCCGGCACGTATCAAGTACGGCCGGGCAAATGTAAAAAAATTAATCAAATCAATGATTATAATTATGATTATAATTAGTACTAGAACTTGTGCTATGACTAGTGGACTGAGAGAATGACTTAGAAATAATCCTACGAGGTAAGAAATTACCTATAGTATTACCAATACTAGTGCCATAATCAATCCATTTATCAGCATCAAAATACTTATACCTCTTCTTTTCATTTCTAGAACGATACCAGTCTTCAATATTCTTGCTTCGAGCATTATCTTGAGAAAGACCGAGCTTGAGTTCTTCATTATGATAAGCAGCAGAAGATTGATTAGCGGCAATATTAGCAGCAATTTGAGACTCAGCAATACGAGAAGCAACCTTATTAGAAATGTTTTGACCACGAGCACGAGCAGCGGCTAGAACTTCCTCAGCTAGAGACTTTTTAGCATTAGCATAAGAAAGATATCCAGACGCCATACGTTGATAATAATCCGCAGCCTTAACATTCAAATCAAGTTGTTGATTTTGGTCAAGATACTTATTTAAAATACCTTTAGACTCATTATCAAGAAGCATACCAGAATGTTGAGCGCGCATAATAAGACCAGTCATTGCCATGTTATCAACTTCTTGTTGTTCCTTAGCATAACCAAGTTGAGCGCGAGCCAAGCCGGTAGATTTCAAATAATTACGAGTTTCATCAGTAAGCTTTCCCCAATCAATATTAGAAAGAGTTTCCATAGCCTTAGCATCAGCAAGTTGCCGAGCGCCTTGCAATTGAGATTTTTCAGATTGAATCAACTCATATTGGAAAATGTTACCAATGGAAGAACCTATACCGGAATAATCAGCCTGAAAAGGCTGCATAACAGCATTTCCAGAAGAAGTAGCAGCAGAACCAGTACCAACAGATTGAGCTACACCGGCGGAACCACCATTCATCATCAGATAAGGATTCAAACCAGCTTCTTCGAGACGTTGACGTTGCGCGGATGCAGTATTATATGCGTTTTCCTTGTTCCACATATTTTCCTGAAAATCGCGCTGCTGCATAGCCATACGCTCGTTAAACTGGTTGTTCATCTGGTTAATCTTATAATTCATCTGGTTAGTCTCCTTGACATTTTGTCTATTCTGCGAGTTCTGAAGAGCAGAAGAACCAAGGCCAAAGAGACCACCAGCGATTGAACCAAAAATACCCATTATTCAGCAGAAGCAGCATTAGCGGAAGCAGCGGCCGCTTTTTCTGCCTCTTGTTTAGCGGTTTCAGCGTCAATTAAAGATTGAGCTTCAGATTCCAATTTTTCAGCACAAGCTGACAACTCTTTAGACCAAGCAAGGATTTCAGAAGGAGACTGAATATAACGAGAACGAACAGTAGACAAAAGGTCGTTATCGGACATAGTATCCATTATTTGCTGAAGCTGAGAAGGAGATTGTTTACTTTGTCCAAACTTAGAAGCTACATCAATACCAGCACGTAATGCCAAGTCTTTGGCATGAAGAATCAAATGAATATCAGAAGTATAACGTACCGGACGAGATTCGTCAGTATCATCAATTTCTACACGAAGCTGTTCCGTAGAATCAAACTGTGGAGCAACTGCAAAATCATCAGGCTCGACATTAGGAATAAGTCCAGAACCTTGTTCCAAACTATTCAAATTATTAAATTTTCCAATCATAATCAAAACAAAATTTATTAAGCCCAACCATCAGCAGACAAATTACGGGCAACATAACAACCAATATAAGAGTTAACCAAAAGCTGGTCAGTATCCCAAGTAGAATCCGCATTAACTCCAAATATCGAATCAAGAACAGAAGGATTAACCTTAAAGAACTTATAATTCAAAACAACATTGTTATTCTGATTAACATCACCTTCATTGTATCCAAAACCAAACCATCCGGAAAGGAGAGACTCCGTAACAGGAGATACCCAAGATTTGAGAGTAGTAGTAAAGGCACCATTGATAACATCAAGCTTGGTCTTCCAATTAAAGTAACGAGGATTATAACCAGCATTAAACAGATTAACTATAGAGGCTTTCGGAGAATTGAAAATCTGTGTCATAGGGAGAGTTTCCATACCAATATTATCAAACTCGGGAATAGGAAGGGATTCCGCATCAGTTACCAACAATTGACCATCCTGACCAGTGATAGTATAATCAAGCAAAGGAACGGCATGATAAATACACATAACGACACAATGTTCGTTAGTAGTGTATTCAAAAGTGCCATTACCGGCACCGACACCTTTACCAGCAATAACAGCAGTATCACCTTCTCCAGCAAGATTATTATTGACAACTTCACTGATATCAAGATTACGGGAAATACCACCGATATAAGTACACAAATTGGAAAGAGACTGTGGTAAGTTCACACCAAAGTGCTTGCGAATCTGCTCACGATAATCGGTATCACCAGACTGACTGATTTCTTTCCAACGTTGAAGGGCCTCAGCTTGGCGAAGAGCAAGAACAGAGAATTGAGATTTAAGGGATGACAAATCAACATGAAGCTTAGAACCTGCAGGTACAGTATTAGATGCAGAAGCATCAAATGCAAAAAAGGGAACCGGAGCAGTACCATTAGTAACAGCAGAAGCAATAGATACAGTACTATTTTTCGAGTCTTTTCCCAAAAGGACGTCAGAATCTCCAAAAGAACCTATATCAATAACAGAAACATCACCAAATTGAGAGTTTGGGAGAACACCCATTAACATGTCTTTGTTCCAATTACAATATTTGAGGTCAAACATTGTGTCAGATTTCCAATAGGAAGAAGAAGATACAGGAATAGTAGAAGTAGTAAATATAGAAGGAGCAGTACCAGAATAGTAATCTACATTATAAGATGAAGGATTGGATTTTTCCCATTGAGACCAACGGAAAAAGTCTTGATAAATTTTCTGATAAGCAAGAATAGGGAAAATATTAACAACAGTATTTTGAATATAGGCCTGAGTATAAGAAGAAGAAGTGTTATACTTCAAAGACGTAGACCACCAACGATTGCCAGAAGTAGGAAGAGTTTGAACAATATTTCCATAACCAAGATAGCTCAACAACTTAAAAGCCAAATCTCCACGGTTAAAGCCAAATGAATTCGCAAAAAAAC